AGTTCGTAAAGATGCTGAAAAGCGATTGATGGATAAGCATCCTGATTTTGAAGATATTCGCAACAGCGATGATTTTCATGGTTGGGCTAAAGAGCAGCCAAAGTCTATCCAAGATTGGGTATACAACAATGCTGACGATGCTGATTTAGCTTCAAGAGCTTTAGATTTGTTTAAGAAAGATATTGGTATGGATGTTGCACCGAAGAAGTCAAATTCTAAACAGTCCAAGAAATCTGCTGCTGACATGGTTTCCACTAAAACAACTAGTGTAGAACCGAAGCAAGAGAAAATTTGGACTGAAAGGGAAATTGCAAAAATGTCTATGGCTCAATTTGACAAGCACGAAGCTGAGATAAGTCAAGCCATGCAAGAAGGCAGGATTGCAAAATAATTAACTATTAACTAAAAACTTAGGAGAATATCAACATGGCTCAATATTTTGAACCCGGAACTGATACCAATGCTAACTTTGCAAACTCTGTAAGTGGACAAACTAATAGTTTCTTTTTACCTTCGGTTTACTCTAAAAAGGTTTTAAACTTTTTCAGAAAATCGTCTGTTATCGAAGCTATTACTAACACCGACTATGCCGGTGAGATCACTGCTTATGGAGACTCTGTAAAGATTATCAAAGAACCTGTTATCTCTGTGTCAGATTACACAAGAGGTAGCGATACTACTGCCACTAAACTAACAGACCAAGAAACATCTTTGGTTGTTGACAGTGCTAAAGCTTTTAAATTCATCGTAGATGATATTGAGAGCAAAATGTCACACGTCAACTTCAAAGAAGTAGCTTCAAGCTCTGCTGCATATGCATTGAAAGATTCATATGATGCTGCTGTCTTAGCTGTTATGTTTGCTGGATTATCTGCTTCATCACCTAACCACGTTTTAGGTTCTGACAACGCTACTGATTTAGCTGCTGGAACTTTTGACGGTACAGGTAACCTAGACATTGGTTTTGATTCTAACGAACATGACCCTCTAGACCTTATGGGTAGAATGTCAAGACTATTAGACGAACAGAACGTACCTGAAGAAGGTCGTTGGTTTGTTGCAAGTCCTGATTTTTATGAAGTTCTAGGACAATCTAGTTCTAAATTGTTGTCAGTAGACTACAATGGTGGACAAGGCTCAATCAGAAATGGTTTAGTATCAAGTGGAAAACTACGTGGATTTAGCATGTACAAATCAAACAATATTGCCGCAACATCTAATGCTGCTGGTAAATGTTTGGCTGGACATATTTCATCTACAGCTACTGCTCAATCAATAACATCAACTGAGGTCCTTAGAGACCCTAGTTCTTTCGGTGATATTGTTAGAGGATTGCATGTCTATGGTGCGAAAGTACTCAGAGACGAAGCAATTGTAGGTGCTTTCTACGGTATTGACTAATACCAAACTTGGGGGAGTCTTAGGACTCCTCCTCTTTTTTTAACGCATAATTTTACTAAGAGGTAAATAACATGGCAATTGTAAATATAAGAGATACTGGACGTAACTCAGCAAGAACAAATGATGTTCGTGAGTTAGCGACTAAGGTCCAGAAACCTTCTGACACAGAAGCAATCACCGCAGCGAATACAATAACAGCAGCCGAATCAGGCACACGTTACGTTTTAAACGTAGCAGCAGCGAAAATTCAAACTCTTCCTACTCCAGCAGCAGGTTTAGAGTATTGGTTTTACGTTGGAGCAACAGAACCAACAGGTACTCATACAGTAGTAACAGCATCAAGTGCTAATATTATTGTGGGTAACGTATCTTCTCCGGAAGATGCAGCAGGTTCAGTCGCTACAGTTACTGATGCAGATACTATTTCGTTTGTAGCTAGTAAGGCAGTACATGGAGATTTTGTTCATGTATGGTCTGATGGTACAAACTGGTATCTAAATGGTCAGTGTAAAGTTCAAGACGGTATTACTACAACTCAAGCGGGTTAATAATACAGTCACGGTATTGACGAAACAGTCACACGGGGGAGTTTTCGGACTCCTCCACTTTTAAAGGAAAAAACATGGAAGAAACATTAACAGGCAATCCAAAACCAAGTGGAAACATATCTGATTATAACTCTATCGAAGAGAAAGAAGAGATGTGTAAAGACATGGCAGGATACAACGAAAGTTTAACAGTGAATTATCAACAAGATAAAATCAAAACAATTGGGGAAAAGAAGTAATGTACAAATCTAAATCAAAAAAAATGATGCCTAAAAAAGACATGAAAAGAAAACCTATGATGTATGGTAGCAGAACACCTATGAAAAAAGGTGGTAAAGAAGTCAACAATAAAATTATGTACTCTATGGGTGGACCAGTACAAAAGCCTAACTAAGAATGAAAGTTAAAGCTCCAAAAGGACATCATTGGATGAAACAACCCAAAGGTGGATTTAAACTAATGAAACACACTGGCAAGTTTGTCAAGCATACAGGTGCTAGTTTAGAAGCAAACTTTCCAATTCAAAAGGTTCATAAAAAATAATGGCAACAACATATTTAGATTTAACTAACGAAGTACTAAGAGAACTCAATGAGATACCTCTTACGTCTGCAAACTTTTCAAGTGCTGTAGGGCTTCAGCAGTTTACTAAGGATGCCATCAACAAGTCTATATTCGATATAGCAAATGAAGAACCACAGTTACCATTTTTTGCAGTAGGTGAAAGTGGTGGAACTGATCCATTCTATGGAAACGTGACAGTGGCTACAGTGGCTGGTACTAGATGGTACGAGTTAAAAGCTAGTAGCTCAAGCGTTCAAGACGATTACGCTTCGATAGACTGGGATGATTTTTATTTAACCACCATTAACGTGAGTGGTGAATCAGCTCCTTTTGTCTCAAGAGGATTACAGTTTTTAAACTTAGCTGATTGGAAAAGATATTACAGAGACAACGAGAACATAGACGATGCAGATTCACAGGCTTATGGTGAGCCTTGCAGAGTTATTAAATCACCAGATGGCAGGAAGTTTGGCTTAAGTCCAATTCCTGATAAAGTTTACAACGTACATTTCTATGCGTTTGAAAAGCCTACAAAGCTTTCAGCTCATGGAGATACAGTTGTATTCCCCGAACAATACACGAATGTTATAACTGCTAAAAGCAGATACTATGTATGGCAGTTTAAAGAATCTCCACAACAAGCAGCGTTTGCTATGGACGATTACAAGAAAGCATTGAGGAGCATGAAATCTAATTTGATTAATCCTACTCCTCGTACTATGACAGACGATAGAAAATACTTTTAATTTATGGCAGCATCACAACCTTATACAGTTGCATGTGCCGGTGGTTTAGTCAAAGCTTCAAATCAGATTGACTTACTTAAAACACCCGGTGCAGCTACAGACCTTAGAAACTTTGAAGTCTCTATTAAGGGTGGATATAGACGTATTAGCGGCTACAGTAAATTAGGAGCTGGAAGTGCTGCTCAAGTAACTGGAAGCACAGATACAATTCATGGGGTAATACCTTATGGAGATGGTGTTGTAGCTTGTGCATCGACAGGAATATTCTTTAGTCAAGACGGTACAAGTTGGTTAAATATAAGCAGAAGTTCAGTAGCAAGTAGTGGTGATGATTATACAGCTTTTACAGGTCGTAGTACACTTACTAGAACAGGACAAGGCAAGATTAGCTTTTCATTGTTTGAAGGACCTGATTATGATTATGGACTACTAGTAATTTGTGATGGAGCAAACAAGCCTTACTATTTTAGAATGGAAGGTACAGGTGCTAACATCAATACTAGAACATACTTTAGTGGTGAAGTTACTGTAACAGGTACAAAGTTTGCAACACACTCTGAAATACACGATAAACATTTAATTGTTGCAGGTGTAGAAGATAATCTTAGTACAGTATTTTACAGTAAACTATTAGACCCTACAGACTTTAGTGGTACTGGTTCAGGTTCTATAACCTTATCAGACCAGATAGTAGGAATTAAAAGCTTCCGTAATGAACTTTTTATATTTTGTAGAAACAGTATATTCAAGCTACAAGATATAAACGGTACAGCAGTAGTAATTCCAGTAGCAAAAAGCATTGGTTGTCTTTCAGGGTACAGTATTCAAGAGATAGGTGGTGACCTTATATTCTTAGCACCCGATGGACTAAGAACAGTTGCTGGTACTGCAAGGATTGGAGACGTTGAGTTAGGTACAGTTAGTAAAGCTATACAACCT